AAAGCGTGTATTTCATTCACGGTAAATTTTTAAACAATGAAAATAATTAAAAAGTTTATAAACTATTTAAAATGGTTTGAGAAAGAAAGAATTAAAGCATCAATTTATTCCGGAACTTCCGGACCGTTAATTTAAAACAAATAAAATGAAAGTAGGAAATAAAATAAAACAACTAAAGAAGGAACACAAGGTTACAAGAAAGGAAATTTCAGATGCTACCAAAATTGATGTTCTAACAATTAAATCAATTGAAGAAAGTAATAATGGAAATCTTTCCAGGATCAAAAAGATATTTTTATTCTTTGGATATGATGCTGAAATTGTATTGAAGAAAAAATAAAACTAATAATTGCATTTATTTACATATATTTTTTTATATTTGCAATGAACTTAAAAACAAAAACAAATGAAAACTATTTATCAAAAATTAGCACAAGCAAAAAAAGAAATCGGTGCTATTTCTAAGGATTCAAAGAATCCATTTTACAAATCAAAGTATTTCGACATTAACCAATTATTACAACACGTTGAACCGGTGCTGGAAAAATACGGATTGATGGTTATGCAACCAATAATTGAAGGAAAAGTTGTTTCACTAATCATTGATGTTGAAACCGGTAATGATTGCCGAAGTGAAATCACATTAACTGATGAACGCGATCCACAGAAAATTGGTAGCCAAATAAGTTACTTCCGAAGGTACTCATTGAGCAGTCTTTTATGTCTCCAGGCGCAAGATGATGATGGAAATCAAGCTATTCCACAACCAACTAAAATTGGAACTTCAAAGAAAGTATTTTCAAAAAATGATGCGGATGGTGAATTTTTAAAAGGAACTTCAGTTGAAGAACTTTCAAAGAAATACATTATAACAACTGAACAAATAAACAAATACAAATCATTAACTAAAAACAAATAACAATGAAAACATCACTTTATCAAATCGAAACAGAACACCTTGCATTGATGCACGAAATTGAAAATGCTGAAGGTGAAATAACTGAAGAAATTGCAGCACAACTTGAAATTAATGAAGGTCAACTTCAAAGCAAATCAATTGCATATTTATCAGTTATAAAAGGAAAAGAATCTTTCAACACGCAAATTGACGAAGAAATTAAGCGTTTACAAGCAATGAAAAAGCGAAACAATACACTTGTATCAAATCTAAAAAATAGGTTGCTGGATGCGGTTAAATTGTTTGGTGACTTCGAAAGCGGTTTATCTTCATTCGGAACGCGCAAAAGTTCAACGGTTGAGGTTCAAAATGTCAATGCTTTACCGAAGGAATTTAAAGTTATCAAAGTAACGGAACAAGCGGATAAAGCGGCATTGAAGAAAGCTATTAAAGAAGGCCAGGAAATAGAAGGTGTTTTAATAGTTGAAAAACTAAATTTGAAGATAAACTAATATGATAAAGTATAATTTTTCAAAATCTTTTTGGAGTATCGCGGAGCAGATAGGTTATGCAAGAACTGTTATAAACGAAAAAATATTACAAAACAATCCAAGATTTGATAGGGGTGAAAAAAATATGCACGTTGATACGATTGGTATATTAGGTGAGTTAATAGCAATGGACTTCTTGACTAATAAAAATATTGATTTTGAAATGGCAAAACTTTTGGACTTCTATCCATCTAAAAATGCCGATTTTGTTTTTAAGAATAAAAAAATAGATGTTAAATCTACTCTGCATTTTGAAAATGCACACATACTTGTGAATGAAGAAGCACATAGAAAGGGGTTAGGTAAAATTGATATGTATTGGTTTATTTATATTCTTGATAAAACAAATGCTGAATTTTATTTTGTTGATTATGATGAAGTCAGTAAATGGAATTGTAAACTGATGAAATATACTAATGCGTTCTATATTAAAAGAGAAGATATAAAATTAAAAAAAAGCGTACAATATAAATAAATAAAACAACAATTCAAAGAGTGTTAAACAAACAAAAATTAAAATTATGAGTGAATTAAAAATTATCGGAACAATTAAACAAATTGGAGAATTACAAACTTTTGATTCCGGCTTTGTAAAGCGTGAATTTGTGGTAACAACTGAAGAACAATATCCGCAAGAAATTAAATTTGAAGCTATCAAAGAAAAAGCAACAGATTTTGAAAAGTACCGAAAAGTAGGTGATCGCGTTGGTGTTAAATTCAATGTTCGCGGCAATGAATACAACGGAAAACATTATGTTAATTTGCAAATGTGGTACGTTGAAAGCCTGGATATTGTCGAGGGTAACCCAAACAAAGAAATGCCAACACAAGGCGCGAAATTGGTTGAAGAAGGTGCAGATGATTTGCCTTTTTGATTAGCTGAATTTAAAAAAATAGGATTTGAACCAATGGAAGGGAGTTAAACACTCCTTTCTTTTTAAAACTAAAAACGTATGTATCAAGCACATTATTTAACTGAACAAGGAATAAAAGAATACAAAGCAACAATTTCAAGGCAACATTTTTTGGACCTTAAAAGAAAGAAAGCAACAAATGAAAATTGTGAAAATTTAATCAGATTAGTATTTCATCATTTTAATATACCTTTTGAATTAGCAAAAACGAAATCCAGGAAAAGAGAAATCATAATTGCAAGACAGTTTGCAATGTATTTTTTAAGACAAGAATTTTATCAATTAAGCCTTCAGAAAATAGCTGATTTCTTTGATAAAGACCATTCAACGGTTGTTTATTCAATTGGACAAATCAATGATTTATCTGAATACGATTTTGACATTAAAGAACATCACAAAAAAATTATGCAAAGAATAATTGAAATGTATAAGTAAATTTCTATCTTTGCCGAGAGCGGATAGATTTTGAGTTGCTCCTTAATCGAACCGTAGAAGTAGTGACTACTTTCCGACTCTCTTTTTTCACTACATTATTTAAATAACTACACAATGTCAAAAAGAAAAGCGTTTAATTTTTATGTATCATATTTCGATACGTTTAATGAATTATCTGATGCGGATAAATTAAAGTTTATTACCGCGCTTCTAAACAAACAATTTCTTGGAATTGAACCCGAATTAAAAGGAATATCAAAACTCGCTTACAATAGCCAAAAACATTCTATTAACCAGCAAGTTGAAGGCTATGAAAACAAGACGAAACATAAGCTAAATAAAGGGGGTGCAATAGGGGGTGCTAAAGGGGGTTCGGCACAAGAGAAAGAGAAAGGGAAAGAGAAAGAAGAATATACATTTGACAAAAAGAAAGAAAAGTTTTTAAATTGGTTCAATCTTAAAAAACAAAAACACACCGGAAAAATTGGAAGGTTTAAAATTCTAACTTCAACAGATGATACAAATTTAAAAAAGCTATACAAAGATTATGGTGCTGAAGAATTTGAAATTGCAATTAAAAACCTTTACAAATCAAAATGGGCCATTAAAAATAATATGCTTACACCAAGCCATTATTTGAGAGTTGAAAATTTTAATAAATACCTAAATCAAAGTGATTCGGTTAAACGCTTAAACACTTTCGATTGATGAAAAAAGGATTTAAAATAACACAAGCGGTTGAAGTTACTGAAGCATTAATTGAATATCGCGATACATACAACGAAAAAGGAAAGTATCTTGGTTTTGAGAATCTTAACGATCTTTACACAATGCAATTAGGTACTTGCACCGATTGGACCGGATTTCCAAGAAGCGGAAAAACTCAAGTATTAATGGAGTTACTTTTAAACACTTCACTTTATTACGGCTGGAAACACCTTGTTTATTTTCCGGATGTTGGAAGCAATGTTGAAATAATTGCTGATTTACTGCACAAGAAAACCGCGAAATGTTTTAATCCAAAATATAAAAATGTTATTTCAGATAAAGATATTTATAGAGAAACTGAATGGTTGCTGGAGCATTTCAAAGTTTTAACCAAAGCCGATGTGAAAGCAAAATTAACACCTTTCGAATTTTACGATTTGGCTGCGAGTATGAAAGATGAAATACAAACGGCTTCGATTGATTCCTGGAAGGATATGTCACACCCTTACAACGAATATGGCGGTTATGCAATGTATTTAGAAGCGGTTCTTCCGTACAGAAATCAAACCGCTGAAGATAATAATTTACATATTCACACCGTAATACATCCAAAGCTAACAGAAAAAGAGAATGGAGTGCGCAAAAGCCCAACCCCATATGATATGAAAGGGGGAAGTGAATGGATCAATAGCGGAAAAGTAATGATAACGGTGCATAGAGAAAGCACAGATACGATTTGCGCAGACATAACCGTTCACAAAGTTAAACCGCGAAGTTGTGGAAATGTTGGATTCACTTCTTTGCAATTTGATGTTGAAAAATTAGTATATTTCACAACGGAACAAACTGTTAATGGGAATGTAAAAAAATACGCAACGGAAAGAAGTAAACCAGCAAAGGTTGAAAAGATTGAACCACCAAAACCATTAACACCGAATAAAGATTTTAATATTAATAACAGAATTGAGCCACAAGGAAAAGTTGAAGATTGGGATGAACCCGGATTGGATTTGTGGCAATAAGATAAACACTAAAAAAAAAAACTATGAAAAAAGCACCGCAAATAAACATCTTCGGAGAAGTAGAAGAACAAAATATTTTATTAAGAGATAAATTCATTGAACCGCCTTTTAGTATATTGGACAGTAAAAGCGGAAGTTGGCAAAGAAGAAAAAGAGAATGGAAAAAAATCGGAATAAAAAGCGAAATTGGAAGATTTGCAAAAGGTAATAATAGTTTTAATGATAGAATGACAAATAAAATTATAGCTGAAAGCACAAAAAAAATTGCTAATGTAGGTAAAACCGCGAGTATATTCGACCCAGCACTTTGTGAATTAATGTATAATTGGTTTTGTATTGAAAACGGAACTATTTTAGACCCTTTTGCCGGTGGTTCTGTTCGCGGAATTGTTGCAAATTATTTAGGTTTTAAATATACCGGTATTGATATAAGAGAAGAACAAATAAAAAGCAATAGAGAGCAAGGTGTTGAAATATTGAAAATTGATAATCAGCCAAATTGGTATATTGGAGATTCAAAAGAAGTTTTAAATGATTTCAATAATAAATTTGATTTTGTTTTTAGTTGCCCTCCTTATGCAGATTTAGAAATTTATTCAGATTTAGAAGGTGATATATCAAATATGAATTATGAAAATTTTATGAAATCATACGAAGAAATAATAAAAAAAAGTTGTAAATTATTAAAAAGCGGTTGTTATGCCTGTTTTGTAGTGGGTGAAGTTAGAGATAAAAAAGGGTATTATTTAGACTTTATCAGCGACACAAAGAAAGCATTTATTAAAAATGGTGTATTGCTTTATAACGAACTAATATATTTACAACCGGTTGGTAGTGCTTCACTTTACGCTTCAAACGCAATGAAAAATCAAAAAGTTGCAAAAATACATCAAAACGTATTAATTTTTAAAAAGCCTTAAAAATGATAACATTGGAAAAACATAATAAAATAACAGTATTGAGAGATGATTTACTAATTGGTGGAACAAAAAGCGTTTTAATGCCTTCAATAATTGGAGATTCAAAAGAATACGTTTATGCTTCACCGGTTTATGGCGGTTTTCAAATTGCTTTGTCTGCATATTGTCAAAAAGTTGGTAAAAAAGCAACTATATTTTGCGCAAAGCGAAAACATAAACACGAAAATACTATAAAATGTATTAATTATGGCGCAAAAGTTATTGAAGTTGATTATGGCTATTTATCAGTAATTGAAAAACACGCAAAAGATTATTGTGAAAAATCATTATTTAATCAAGGTGCGGAAAAACTTGTTTTTGGTGCGAATAATATTGAAAATAAAATAATTTTATCAAATAGAATGAAAGAAATTATAAATTATTTGGGTAGAGAACCAAAGGAAATTTGGTGTGCAATTGGCAGCGGAACTTTAGTTGATAGTATTTTAATTGGAACTAAAACCGCAAAAATTTATGGTGTTCAAGTTGGTGCGGAATACAAAAATAAACACGATAGATTAACAGTTTTAAAATATAATAAAGGATTTGATAAAATAAGCAAACACAAAGCACCGTTTCCAAGTGTAAAAAATTATGATTTAAAAGCGTTTGAGTATTGTGAAAAATATAAAAAATCAAAAGATGTTTTATTTTGGAATGTAATGTAATAAAAAACAAATAAAATGATAATAGACATAATCACAAACAAAGCGAAACTTGAAAACATCGTGCAAGGCCTTAAAAAGAAATACACGATACAAGCACCCAAAACAAAAGATGAAGCGTTAAAGCCTATTCCAAAGAACGCGCAAACGGTGATTAATGACATAACAGAAGCAATTAAATTCATTGGTTCACTTGTCGAATTAAACAATGATTATGCAAAAGAACACAAGAAAAATGAATTGATGTTGACAAAACAAGCGGTTAAAATTGGAATCCAGGAAGCGGAAATCAAGAAATTGAAGCGGATAAATGACCGATTATTGAAAAACGTAAAAGTTTAAATTATGTTATTAGACTTATCAAAACCATTTGAAGCAAAGAAAGCGGAAACAAAGCTTTTACAACTTATCGAAAAAGGTGCTAAAATTGAATTGACTGAAAAGAAAGCAATGCGTTCAGTTAAACAAAATTCATATCTTCACGCTATCTTAACAATATTTTCCGTTGAATACGGTGAAACAATTGAATACACTAAACAGAATATTTTCAAGGCAACCGTAAACGCTGATTTGTTTATTTACGAAAGAACAAATAAAATAACCGGTGAAATTCGTGAAGATTTAAAGAGTACAAAAAACATTTCCAAAGATGAAATGAACATTGCAATTGAACGGTTCAGAAATTTTGCTTCAGATAATGGAATTTATTTAATGGATGCGGATGAATTTAAACAGAATTATTTTTTAGTTCAGCAGATGGAAGAAGAAAATAAAATATATTTATGAAAGCAATAAACATTTCAGAAGAACAAATTGAACGAGCAAAAAAACTTTATTCATTTGACAAATTGAAGGGAAGTATAACAGAAGGTAAAAGCAATTTATTTGGTGCGCTTGGTGAAATAGTTATTTTTGATATTTACACCGCGAAAGGTTGCAAAGTAGATTTTAATTCAACTTATGATTATGACTTAATTATTGATAATTACAAAGTTGATGTTAAAACAAAAAAATTTACTTCCAGGTTTACACCAAACAATAATTGGACAATGAGCATTTCAAATTTTAACACAACGCAAAAATGTAATTATTATTTTTTTGTTGGTGTTGCTGATGATTTAAAAACCGCGTATTTATACGGATATATTAAACCTATTGATTTTTATAATATATC